TTGTTTAGTCCGGCAGATATCATCTGATTACCAGACTCTAGATTTATATCATTATATACAAAGTCCTCTACGAGACACGGTAATGATTCTAATTTACCAGCATATCTAAAGAAACCATTTTCAGACAACCAGTATGCAGAACCATCAACCTCAACGCATGCATTTTGTCCGGCTAACCCACAGTTTGTACCCACCTGCGAAAAGGCAAAGGTAAAAGGTTGACCAACAAAACGCATAGTAAATAAAGCTGTATCAGTCCAAACAAGGATCGAATCTCTACCACGGATCGCTCCTCTGATCTGTGATCCGTCAGCAAGTCTTTGTGTGCCAGCTGTATTGGTTGCTGTAGGTGTGTATGTATTGATATCCTCCTGATCAGAGAATCTTATAAACATATCATCCTGTGTGGATGTATCTCCGATAGTTGTCTCTGTTCCAAAAAATACCAAGTGACGATCCGGTGTAGATACTATCATGTGTCTTGATGCAGTCGGTGCACCAGATATAATACTTGCTCTTGTGTTCTCTGCTCCGGCTGCTGCAGAGTTCCATTCAAACACAGCACTATCATGAATTAGACAGATAGCCTTGTCACCAAAATTATCTAGTGACCACATACCAGGTTCTAATACTAAGTCTCCTGATGCTGCCTCACCCCATGCCACAAAGTTTGTTGTGCTTGTAACAGTTGCTCCACCACTGTGTGCAGCTTTTGTTGTACCTCTTACTTCTCTAGTTACACCTGTAAGTTCATTACCAGATATACCTGTGTAAGATATTTCTTCATTATCAATCTTTATAAAATTAGTACCACTATCTGGAAACTGTGATACGTCGCCTAATATAATTCCTGTGGTTACAGTATCATTAATACCGTTAGTTAATGTAGTAGCTGGTTCTCCCGCAACCTCACCGCCCCAAGTTCCAAGAGACCAACCAAAACCCTTTGCCTGAACTGCTGGACCTACGGGATAATAGTGTTGAACTCTAATACCACCAGATGTTGTTGCACCAGATCCTGACTCATTTGATGGCATTGTGATTGTTATGGTTGTGCTTGTCGGTACAGTAGTAACCATAAATTTTTTGTCTTTAAAATCAGCTTCTGCAAAATTAGAATTTGTTATTGTAGAAAAATTGTCTAATAAAACTATGTCCTGCTCACCTATACCATGTGGTGAACTAAATGTTATCGTAACGGTTGGTGATCCATTAGTTGTGGTAAATGCGTTTGTTAAAGTGTTTGTAGATTTAATAGGGTGTATATCATAATACACACCACCAGAGAATGCATATAAAATTCTGTTTGTACCGATAATGGCATACTTTCTAGCTTTACTGTTTACAAAATGATGAAGACCTCTGCCTGCACCAGTTAGAGCATCGTCACCTAATTGTTTCCAACCACCTATTTTCTCTGGAATGCCGTAACGAAACCTGACATTATCACAGTCCGTCCATTGACCCTCTGCTCCCGTGTCAGTGATTTGTTTATTTATACCTGGCTGAAAACCTATTTTTTGTAGCATATGACTCCATTATAATACTATTTTACAAATGATGGTAGACCTAGCTTTGGTCTTCCATCAAACATGTTTTTATTAGCAAATGGGCCATTTACATGATTATAATGTAGAAATACCTGACCGCAAATGTTGCCTTCAAACGGCTCTCGCCAATGTTCGAGTTCACAGCCACTATATACTAGCATATCACCTACTTCAAGCAAGACTTTTGTACCTTTGGGTGCATCAGGCCTTACGATGCCTTTACGCTCGTCTATGACGTTGTTAGACCCCGTATCGTCGATAAATATGGGCCAAGGATCTCCACCAAGGTTTATTGTGGTAGATATCTCACAACTAGGTCTATCTTTATGTCTATGAAGAATATCTCCGTTTTCATATAATCTTGCATATGAATAGGTTGGTATTAATTGTAAATTTGTTTCTTTTTGCATTCTAGGTAACACTTTCATTAACAATGTTTCCATAACCATATCTGCATAGTGAGAGTATGTGTTAGGAACTTGTTTATCACTCCATGTTCCAAACATGCCATTGTCATATATAATATTATTATTGTACATAAAATTAACAGCATCACGTTTTAATAAAAAATAATTAAATATAAAATTAGCTAATTCAAAAGATACTGCTTTTTTTATAACTTGATATTTAAACATTAAAACCTTTCTGTAAAAAATTAAATGATACAGATATTCTTATATCATTACTTTCATTTGGTTCAACACAATGCCAAAGCCATGCAGGAAAGATAATTGCTCTACCCTCTAGTGGATCTACACGAACCTCTCTCCATAAATGTGAGGGCGGTTGACCTTCTTTTCTTTTTGGCATAACCATATGTGCTGTTGCTCTTGGTTCGTTAAAAACTATTTGTCCAGAGTTTTGAGGTGCTTTAATATAATATACTCCACTAAAATGACTATTAGGATGTACGTGTGGTCGGTTATATCCACCTGGTGGATTTATATTGGCCCACATATTTCCTAAAAACGGCTCACTATCTAACCACTCTTCTTGAAATATTTCCATTTGCATTTTAGATAATTCATCTACTAAAGGTTTAAACACCGGTATTTTATGCATATCCGTTGTGCTATGCCAACCTTTCATATTAGTTCTTTTAATACCTTTATCTTTATTAGACCATTCAATAACTTGTTTTTCAAAAAATCTGTTATCTAAATTAAAATCTTTAGCATATATAATAGTTGGAAAGTATGCTGCTTTAATCATTTAAATGGCGGGCCTCCAAACCACATCACTAAAGACTTTCTATTACCACGTGTTACAGGTGCAACCCTATGTCTAACAAATGATGCAAAAAATATTGCATGTCCTTGTTTTAATTTTACAGCTTTACCTTCTGATATTAATTCTAAATCACCACCTTCAAATTCATGTTCAGGTGATAATAAACAAGTCATAGATATTTTTCTAACCGGTGGCTCGTTTTGACAGTTAACATCGTTGTCTGTATGCCAATCATAAAATCCACCTTCTGGATATTCTGTGTACTGTGCCATCTCAGTAATCTGCATTCCATCAAAACCGAAATGATTACCATTTGTCTGTAACATTGTTTTTTCTATATGCTTATACATCTCTGACATTTTTTTAAATGGTATCCAACTGATGTGTGATGTTCTTGTTTTAGTATCCACCATTCCTTGTTTTTTTTCTGCGTGTCCAACCGATGCCGTAACTCTAGGTTCTGATCTTCCTGCATTAATTATCATCTGACATTGTTCAGGTGTAAAAATAGGTCGGGTAGTTTCTACTAAATAAGATTTCCAACGTGGTTCTGTTGGTGTCATGCTGCACCTCTATTTTTTATTGGATCAAAGTGAACATCACAGTTTGCAGCAAGAGTTCTTCTAGTTTCAGTGGTGCCATTAAATGGATATACGCAGTGTCTCATGTCGTATGGAAAAATATAAAAATCTCTAAGATCCATTGGTGGCTGGTAATCTATTTTAGCAAACTGACCATTAGCTGCACCTAATATTTGTAGTCTTCCATTTTGTTGTACGTGTCCTGCTGAATATTCTTTACCATATGTTGATGGTAATTTTAAAATCATAACACTAGATAGGCCTGTAAATAACATACCTCTGTGAATGTGTGCAGGATTATACTCATGTTGTTTCATCTCGTTAACCCAGATAGAATTTAAATGTAAGTCATATTCTTTTATTTTATTAAACGCTAAATAGTGTTCAAACATTTCCATAAAATAACCTGTAACTGTTCTAGGTAATTTATTATGGTTTTTCATTTTTGATTGGTCTTCACCATGATAGAATAACGAATGCTCATCTTCTATTTTACCCACTAATTGTTGATTGGCTTTATCTAATCTGTTTTTGTTAACTTCATAGATGTGATTGATAGTCATAAAAATATCTAGTGGTACCTGATATTTTAAAATTGATTGACCTAAAAATACAAAATCAAACTTTTGGTTTTTCATCTTGTGTTATCTTCTCTGTCTCTCTGTAACTACTTTCTAATTCACCAGATTTTTTTATTCTCTGTAATGATTGTAACTGACCCATAACATTAAATACCTCTGCCTCTGATGAGTTTTGATTTAATGTTTTTGCTTTCTCAGCATATTGTAAGCCATAAGATTCTAACTGATGTTGGTTGACATCCTTATCATTAAATGATCCATCATTGAATTCTTTTTTTAGTTTGGACCACATCTTGATCTCACGCATTCTATGTCTTGCGACTTTTTCCATGGATGCTTTACCAAATATAGCCTCATCTAAATCTATTTTATATTTAGTGGCTTTGTATTCGTCTTCTTCCTTATCTATTTTATTTTGTAACCATTTTATCTTTGCTTCATTTCTTCTGTAGTCAAAAGATAAGTGCATAAGATTATCTAGATAACTAGATTGTTCTCTTACACACTGCCAATACTTTGAGGCTTTGGTTGGGTATCTATTATCTTGCAACACAGAAAACC